GCAATTGTAGACTTTGCTGATGAAGTGTTTTCGGATGTTACACTTTCCGCTTCTGGTTGTATCATCTACAATTCTAGCGCATCTAACAAAGCAATTTGTACAATCAGCTTTGGTGGTACAGTATCTGCTACTGCCGGTGACTTGACTATTGAGTTCCCTGCGGCTGGAGCATCGACTGCTATTATCCGTATCGCTTAAAGGATAATAAGCGATGGCTGGGCCAGTTACCCTAACACCTGTTTTAAATCAGGCCAACTTTGGCACTGGGGTTTATGGCACAGCTAAATATGGACAGTACATTGTTACGTTAAATAGCGGGGTTCTTGGTGCTAATTCTACCAGCCCCGAATTTGGTTTAACACAGAACTTTCAGTACGCAGCTGGGCAACTAGACAACAATAACGGTTTTACTGGCACTCAAAGAAGTCACAATATTGTCCTTGCCGGTGAGTTAACTTTACCATCTTCTTTTTCTGGTGATGCAGAATGTATATGGGAATTTGGTGGTACAGGTGTAGGTTCGTGGCTTGGTATAGCCATAATAAACGGTGCATACTTTTTGCGCTTTAGAGCCGGTGAAGGTGCAAGTTCTGTTCAAGACAATACGGCAGGAGATATTGCACTAGCAAATGTAGCAATATCAAGTATCCCAGAATTTGATGGTAACACTCACACAATGGTGTGGGAAATTAAACCGGGTGCAGCAGGTCGCATTCGTCTGTGGATTGACGGACGAAATATTATAGACCAAGAAACCTCTGGCGGCGCACAACTAGAAAGTGGCAGATGGGGAGGTGGAGATGTAGGCGGCTGGGGTCAGGGCTTTAGTAGCATTGCTGGCGATGTTACTGCTTCTGGTTCAGGTGGCACAAGAACACAAAATCAAGCTGCTACAGCATTTTCCGGCACTATACAGTCCAACCTTCGTGTCTACAACAATCAGCTTGTAGGCGCACTTACACCTCTTGCGCAGCCCAATGTAACTGAAATACTAACTGGTGTAGCTGCAACGGGTGCAATAGGCACAGTTGAAGACCAAGTAACTGATGTTATAGCTGGTGTATCTGCCACAGGTGCTATAGGCACTGTCAAGCCAAACGTCACAGAAATCATTTCTGGCGTCAGTGCAACAGGTCAGATAGGAACTGTTGAAGATAAGCCGACAGAAATACTAACTGGTGTAGCTGGCACAGGTGCTGTTGGTACAGTAACCATTGCAAACACAGTGACACTTTCCGGTGTTGCAGCCACAGGCTCCATAGGAACTGTAGAAGATAAAGTCACTGAAATACTTACAGGTGTATCTGCAACAGGTGGCATCGGTGCATTCACAATTGCTAACACTGCAGGTCTGTCTGGCGTAGCCGGTACAACAAACACACCAGCAGTAGAGCCGCAGATAACAGAAAAAATAAGTGGAGTTGCAGGCACCACTGCACTGGGTGATGTAACCTTACTAGGTGCGGATACAGACGTACCAGTTGTTGGCGTGGCAGCTACGGGAGCAGTAGGCACTGTTTCAGCAAATCCGGGTGCCGGTCTTACCGGTGTAGCAGCTACAGGTGCTATCGGAACTGTAGCACCAAATACAACATTTGCTATATCAGTCAGTGCATCTGCAACAGGCGCAGTAAACACGGTAACTGCAAATACAGGTACAACGCTTACTGGTGTGGTTGGAACGGGTGCTGTAGCCCCTGTAACAGCCGGTACTGGCACACTTGAGGTAGACGTACTTGAAAGTCTTTCAGGTGTAAGTGCCACAGGTTCTGTAGCTGGCGTTGAAGTAAAAGTTACAGAGATACTAGCAAGCGTATCTGCAACTGGACAGGTTGGCTCCATAACTGTAGGAGTTGGTGCTGGCTTAACAGGCGTAGAAGCTACAGGACAAGTTGCAGAACTAGAAGTTGGCACAGGCACACTTGAAGTTGACGTAGTAGAAATACTAGCCAGCGTAGACGCCACAACTTCGATAGGCACAGTGAAGCCGAATGTAACTAAAGTATTATCTACTAATCTTCTGACAGGTTCTGTAGGAACAGTATCAACAACGGCAGTACAGTTTGATTTTGAAGCAGTCAAAGATGCATATGACAGAAGCAGAACAGTATATATTACAGGCTTCACAGAAAGTGCAAAAGACCGCAGAGTGTACGTACAAAGAGAAACAAGAAAGATATATGTCGAAAGATTTTCTACTGCGGCAGAACGCAGGGTAAGAACATCAAAGGCAGCATAGGAGTATTAGATGTCATTTAGGTGGCCCGTAAAAGACCCGGACGAGACGCTAGACTACAGTGTAGACTGGTCTCGTTTTTTAGGCAGTAATACTATTAGCGCAATTGTTTGGTCTGTGCAAACACCGGAGATTGGTAAGACAACTTTGGGTGCGGGACAGACACTTACCACAGCTTCTAGCAGCGCAGTGACAGACAGCATTCAGAACGTGTCCCAGACAAACACATCTACTGTGGCTACAATTAATATTGCAGGTGGAGTATTAAATAGAGAATACACATTCACGTGTCGTATGACAGACAATACAGCTAGTGTGGCTGAACGCACCATTAAACTTGTGATAAGAGAGAAATAATGGCATACGATTATCTAGGACTTGTAAACGATATCAATAAAAGACTTAACGAAGTTGAGTTGACAACAACTAACTTTGCTAGTGTTACAGGATTTTATGCCCACGCAAAAGATGCAGTGAATGCTGCAATACGAGATATTAACCAGCATGAGTATAACTGGCCTTTTAATCACGTTATGCAAGAAGATATACTCACGTCAAACGTGACCCGCTATGCTTTTCCCCACGACACAAAATTAATCAACTTCAACACATTCCGAATAAAAGAAGATACTACACTAGGTAATCCCACTACTAAACTAGGGGTGATTACTTATGAAGAATATTTGGAAAAGTATGTAGACCAAGAATATAATTCCACTGGCAGGCAGGGTGTTCCGCAGCTTGTGGCGCATGGGCCTGCCTTGGAGTATATCATAACACCAGAACCAGACGCTGCCTATACAGTGGTCTACGAGTATTATCGTATTCCTGTAGACTTAGAATTACACGACGACGTTCCAAATATACCGGAAAGGTATCGTCATATTATTGTAGATGGTGCTATGCACTACGCCTACATGTTTAGGGGCAATACGCAGGACGCACTTGTTGCCAAAGAAAAGTTTGAAGAGGGTATCAAGAATATGCGTTCTACTCTTATCAACAGAACCTATTATGTTCGTTCTTCTATGATTGCTGCTAGTACAGGCGGTGGTCGCATGGGCTATGCGAGGTTGCCCATCTAATGGCAGACAATTGGCAGACGTATTCGTTTCTGTTTCAGGGTGGCTTAATTACAAACCTTGCTCCGTATCAGCATGGTATCCAAGCCCCCGGTTCAGCACGTATACTGCGCAACTTTGAGCCGTCTGTATTTGGTGGCTACCGAAGGGTAGAAGGGTACACAAAGTTTGATATTGCTACCGTGCCAAACTCTGGGAATATTCGTGGCATAGTTCGGTACGGAAGTAACGTATACGCAGCAAGAGGCGATGATTTATTCCAGTCTAGTGGAACTCTTATTACTGCTAAAGTAAACGGGGCTGTTACGTCCTCTGCTACTGTAACAGTAGATACCAAAGCTGGCACTATCGCCACAGGTATGCAAGTTGTAGGCACAGGCATTACCGGCACTGTAACCGTTAACAGTATCTCTGCACAAACTAGCAACACAGCTACGGTTGTACTTTCTACAGCAGTGACAATAGCAGATGATGTAGACGTAACTTTTTCTGCTGGTTGGACACAGATTACAGATAGCGGCACATACAGTAGTGCGGGTGTTACACTAGGAGGTACAGGCAAAGTAAGATTTTTGAAGTACGACTTTGATGGTACAGAAAAAATTCTTATTGTAGATGCTACAGGAAAACCGTTTAGGTTTGATGGCTCAACCTTTTCACAGCTATCCTCATTGCCTACGTCCACATCTGGTGCTAGTTTCGTCGTAAACTTTAAGAACCACGTAATACTAGGCAACGGTAAAAAACTTATTTTTTCTGCGCCATATGAAGACGATGACTTTACAGTAGCAAACGGTGGCGGTGAAATAAATATTGGCGATACAATCACAGGTTTGATTGTTTTCCGTGAACAGCTTGTCATCTTTTCTGAAAGCAGCATTAACGTCCTAAATGGAAATAGTGTAGTAGACTTTACACTACAGCCTGTTTCACGAGACTTGGGTTGCGTTGCCGAAGACACAGTACAAGAAATTGGTGGTGACATTCTTTTCTTGGGACCAGACGGACTACGCACATTTAGTGCAACAGATAAGATTGGTGACTTTAGTCTTGCTGTTGTATCTAAGCCAATACAGACTGAAATGATTGATTTGATTGGGTCTAGCCCAGATGGCTTTAACAGCACTGTCATTCGTGAAAAAAGTCAGTATAGAATATTCGGATTTAATAGTGGCTTTCAGGATACTGCGGCAAAGGCTGTTGCAGGAACACAGTTACAAGAAGGCTTACAGTGGAATGACCTAAGAGGCTTTAACGTCTTTAGTATATTCAGTGAGTACGACGGTTTTACAGAACGCATTTACTTTGGCAACTCTGATGGCTACATTTATCAGATGGAGCAGGGGAATACTCAAGACGGTGGACATATTTCTGCCACCTTTGCTACACCGTTTGTATCATTGCAAGACTCAGAAATTAGGAAGACCATATACAAGGGCAGTACCTATCTTGACGTTAACGGAACATTTGACTTGGAGTTTTCGTTAAAGTTTGACTTTGACCAACCAGCGGCTGTACAACCTGACTCTGTTCTTAGCACGGATGCTGCAGCAACAACATTCTTTGGTTCAGGTATTTATGGCACATCTATATTTGGCACGAAACAAAAAGCCATATACGAAGTGCAAACTGTAGGGTCAGGATTTACTGTGTCTATATTATATGAAACAACAGGCGAGGGAACAGACAATGTTTTTTCAATTGATGCTGCGACACTGGAATACGCCGTAAACGATAGGAGATAAATATGGGTACAGGTTATGTACGCAACGACACATCCAATAACATTGCGGACGGTAACGTCATCAACGCATCAGACCTTGATGGAGAGTTTGATGCCGTACAAGCCGCCTTCAATGCTTCTAGTGGACACAGCCACGATGGCACAGAAGGTGAGGGGCCGCAGATTGGGGCAGGTGGTATCGCTAATAACGCTGTCGCACTTGGCACTAAAACAACAGGTGACTATGTAGCAAGCCTGACAGCAGGTGCCTTGATTGACCTGCAAAACAATTCTGGCGAAGGCGCAACGCCTACCATTGACGTTGACCTGACAGAACTAACAGACATGACGCAGACTGCCGTGGGCGGTGACGAACTGGTCATTCTGGATGGGGGTGCATCTGGCACACAAAAACGTAAAGCAATTAGTGAGATACCTCTTAGTATCTTTAACAACGACAGCAGCTTCTCTAGCACAACAGGTACAGTAACATCCGTAGGCGTTGCTGCTGGTGCATTGATTGATGTAACTGGTACTACCACAATCACCTCGTCTGGCACTGCCACTATTGCAGTGGACCTAACTGAACTTACAGACATGACGCAGACTTTTGTCGGTGCTGACGAGTTTGTAGTTCTTGATGGTGGTGCCGCTGGTACGCAGAAACGTAAGCCAGCCAGTGAAATTCCTATCAGCGTATTTAATAATGACAGTGGCTTCACTGCTAACGTAGGCGACATCACAGGCGTTACTGCAGGTACAGGCTTGTCAGGTGGTGGGTCATCCGGCGCTGTTTCACTGGCTGTAGACTTGTCAGAACTTACCGACATGACACAAGCTATGGTTGGTACGGATGAGTTTATTGTTCTTGACAATGGGGCTGACAGACGCAAAGCTGCTAATGAAATACCTCTTAGTATTTTTAACAACGATAGCGGCTTTACAACAACCAGTGGTACAGTCACTAGCGTAGCTGTAGCTGCTGGCAATCTCATTGACGTATCTGGCGATACCACCATTACATCTTCTGGTACAGCCACGATTGCTGTAGACCTGTCAGAACTTAGCACATCTACATCAGATGGTGACGGTGACTTCTTTGCTGTTATCGACAGTTCTAACAATCAGAAGAAGCTGACCAAAGCCAATATCAACCTATCTGGTTTTAATAACGACAGCGGCTTTATCACTTCATCCTCTACATCACTGCCGGTGGAAAACAATAGTGGTAGCACACAGTTTACTTCTACTAACTCAACGGGCATACAATTCGCTGCTGCTGGTTCAGCGAGTGTTGCATTTGATGCTGCAAACCAGCGTGTGACCTACACAGTCACAGAGACAGACCCTGCTGCCCTAGCATTTGCTATTGCATTAGGATAAAAAAACACTTGACATCCATATAAAAATATGGTATAATTAATGTAAATTAGGAGTAAGAAATGGCAAACGCATTTCTAAGCGAAACGGATACAGGGGTTGGTACAGGCGCAGCCACCATTTACACTTGTCCGTCAAGCACTGAAACTACCGTTATTGGAATGTCTATTGCTAATATTGTTACTAGCCAGATTACAGTTAGTGTAAAGCTAAATGGTTCTGGTCGTAGCAGTGGTGCAGTTGACAATGTGCATCTTGTAAAGGATGCGCCTATTCCTGTAGGTGGTACACTTGTGGTGATTGGCGGCGACCAAAAAGTTGTAATGGAACCCGGCGATACCATTACCGTACAATCAGATACTGCATCATCTGCTGATGTAGTTCTTAGCCATCTTGACATTACGTAAGGATTAACTCATGCCGTTTCTTGGTAACGCTGTTGCTACACACTTTGAAACTACACCGGCTGTTCAACGGTTTAATGGTGATGGTAGCGACACGACATTTACACTTAACCGCACTGTAGCTAGTGTGCAAAGTGTCCTTGTATCTGTAGACGGTGTTGTGCAGGACACAAGTGCGTATACTATTCCTGATGGCACAACTCTCACCTTTACTGCAGCCCCCTCTTCTGGTACTGGCAATATCTTTGTAAATTATCTTGACCTAGCCCGTGGGTCAGTGACTATCCCTGCAGAAAATAAAGGTAACTTTAAGGGTAATGGACTGTTCCGCACTAACGCACAGAGCCTCACCAGCAACATAACCATCCTTACAACCGAAAACGCAAACGTGACAGGCCCGTTTACCGTAACCAGTGGCGTGACCCTGACCGTTGAAAGCGGCGGGACATTGGTGACGCTATGAGT